TCTAGTCGTTGCATTGACACCAACTATCGGAACTTCACGACTTAGCATAATGCTAATGATGTCATGAGGAAACCGCATATCGCTATCAATAAACAATACTGCGTCGCAACCTTCTTTAAACGCTACTTCTGCCAACTTCTCACGCTGGTCAAATATCAGCGTTCCCGGCATTGTATATAGGCTCAAACCGCCTTTGCCATCTTTACAACGAACTGACGCATCATGAGCCGCCATTCGAGCAAAATCAAAAGCAAAACCTGTGTGAACCTCATCCCTACATGGTACGCAAACACCAACTCTCATACAGTTCCTCGATACGTTTTCCAGACAGCATTATCAGGGTCGTTTAGCCACTTAGCAAACCCAACGTCATCCACCACGTTAAAGCCCTTCATAATCCCCATCTGGTTAAGTACATCTATAACCGTAAAAGGAATTCTGGCTACATGGTGCAGATCGTTAAGATGCCCTTTTCGCTCTTTATCGAAATCTAACTGAGCCTTGTTAGCCTCAATGATCTCGGTAACGTCCTGTTTAGTCTCGATGACGATACCACCGTCACCATCCTCATATGCTGTTTGAGTCCGTATCGGAGTACTCATAAATCCTTTCGTAGTTCCCCCTAGCCCGTAGGCTAGGAGGATTTGCTACTAAAATGTTTACAAACTCATATCTAGATCGAAAATTCCGCCATGAGCTGCTTCGTTCTTAACTTCAAGAGTGACTTCAGCCAGCAACTGAGTATTCTCAGAGTCACCAGTCTTAGCCAGATCGTTAGTCTGGAACGGACGCAGATACGCTAGTGCTGCGTATTCTGGATCGAGTACCAGAGCATCACGGGTACGCATGAAACGGTTAGGAACAACCGACATCGTGCCAAAGTCAGACATATAAACGTCAGCCGCACCGATAATGGTGGTCGGAGTGTTACCCGGAGCCATGTAACGCTGTGCAGCGATACCAGCAAACGAGCTAACCTTCTGTTTACCAGCAGCACCAACCATCAGAATCTTAGGTGAGCCACCAGATACGAACACCTCAGACACCACAGTCTTGAGCAGAGTCTCGGTGAAAGTACGCTGTGTGCCATCAGTACGAGTCGATACGCCGATAGTTGCTGGATCGGAACCGTCAGAAGCCTTGTCCGAGTTAGTCTTGATCCACGACAGGATCGAACCTAGCTTACGAGCAATCGTCGATGTACCAGCCGAACGACCTTGGTTAGCCAACAGGATAGTTTCCAGATCGCGCTTCAGTTCAGCCGATGCTTTAGCCAACTGGTAAGCCTTTTCTGACTTACGACCTGCCTTGTTTACTGTGTCCAGAGTACCCGAAACCTGAACGGTTTTTTGGATGATCTGAGTGTAGTTACCAAGACGAACGGTAGGAGCCAGAGTAGCCGATGTAGCGTCTGCACCTTCAATCGCTGCGTTAGCAGTAGTAGCAGCAGCTAGGCTGTCAGTCTGCCACTCGTGGTAAACGGCTGTTGCTTTGGTCTTGCCAATCGATGACATAAACGGTGTTTCCGTTGGAGAAATGTCATAGATGATGTCGGTCAAATCTTCGCGCTGACCAATTGCGCTATGTGCTGTAAATGTAGGCATGATAATTTCCTATAAGAATCGTTCAAATGCTTTTGCGGCATCAGCAACCCTTCCGGTCTGCTTTGCTCGCGCTTTTGCTTTCCTCAGTTCATCGCTAACTTCCCGGCCCTGAGCAACACCCGACTTAACAACCTTCGGAGCCTCATTAACACGCTTCGTAATCCCCGGTTTAGAGGATTGCAACTTGTCGTATTGCATCGCCTTGTATAGCGTTAGAACCTGCCGAGAATCATAGATTCCCGATAACTCTTGGTCTGAAAACCCTAACTTTAGGCCAAACTCCCTCAGTTCTCGCCGAGTTACTTCACCCTTTTGCGGATCAGCATATTCAGGTATTGCCTCTGCCAGCTTACGAGACTCAGCCTGTATTACCTGACCGAGTTGCTCCTGACGTTCCTGCTGTTGCTGCTCTGCAATTCGCTGTCGTTCCATTTGAACTTGAGCTAACTGCTTTTCCCGCTGTGACATCTCAGCGACCTTAACGGCATAACCGATTGGGTCGTTTTCCTTCAGGTAATCCAGATTCTCAGTTTCCGGCTGCTGGTTAAGCATTTGCTCAATCACTTGCAACCGTTCCGCATACTGATCTCGCAAGTATCTGGCTTCTTCGATACGCTGTCGTTCAGCCTCGACTACCTTACGTTCCTCAGCTACGGCTTGCGATTTCTTTGTATAGTCTGTGCCAAGTTGATAAGACTTGATAAGCTCATCAAGGGTTACCTCACGTTCTTCACCGGCTGCTTTCACCCGGAACGTCTGAGGCTCCTCTTGCTCATCCTGCTCATCTTCTTGTTCTACCTCCGACTCGTCATAAGACTCATCAGATTCGGCTTCGCTATCGTTGGCCTCTGCTTGCAGTTCTGGTTGTTCCTGTTCGGAGCCTTCTTCTGCACCCATCAGACCCAAGATAGCGTCGGCTGCACCACCTACAGTTAACTCTGGACTACCGGATTCCGGTGTCGTTCCTTGAGTATCGCTCATTTTTTCTTTCCTAAATTATATCGGGAACCGCCCGAAACGGGTTACAAAATCTTTAATCTTTTCTCCTCGATGAGCCTGTTTGCTGAAAGCCCTTCCAAGTAAGTTTCAATCAACTCTAATGTCCGTAGCCGCATATAAGCAGTCTCTCTGGACTGAAGATCACCATAATCACTAGTTGCGAACTTATTAAGTTCAGCAGTCCTAAGATCAGTCATCATTTCCTGAAAGAATTCATCCTTCAGTAGATTCTCAGCCCATTGAACTTTACTCATGATGTAAGGCTTCCTAGCTCTTTGATTGCTTTCAAGACAATATCAGCCTGACGTTGGCGAGTTTCTTCATCTGCCAAGTCCATCGCTAAGATAGCCTGTAGTTGCTTAACCGCTAACTCAGCCTCTTTGATCTTCATATCGGCTTCTTGCTGGCGTGTTTTCATCGCCATCTCAAGACCCTTACGAGTGTACTCAGCCTCTAACGACTGACGCTCTAGCTGCAACTTAGCAGCCTCAATCTCGCTCTTAGCTTGAGTCTTTTCTCGCTCTACCTCAGCAAATATCTTAGTAGCCTCTGCTTGCTGATCCGGTGAAGGAGGCTGTGGCTGTGACAACTTCTCGTTAATCTCTGGCGTAATCTCGTTAAGGAAAGCGTTAGCATCCTTAAAACCAGCCGATTCAATCAGTCGTGCCAACGTATCTCGATACTGAGCCACAGATACCAGAGGATTTGATGGGCCAAACTGAGTCAGAATCTGCTCTTGCTTGGCTAGAATCATTTGCAACATGGCTAGCTTCTGCTCACGATCACCTGAACCCAAACCCACGTTAATCGCTACGTCGTACTGGTTAGTCCATGTTCTCGGATCAAACGTTACGAACTTGCCACGCATACGGACAATCTTTGCCGTATCTTGATACTTGCCCAATAGGTGCAGAATCCCCTTAAACAGCGACTTTACGCCTGTCTCAGCAAAGATTCGCGCTATTAACTCCAGCTTGCCAGAGTTCGACTTCATCATCGCAGCAATGGCTGTAGCGGAAACATTGTTCAGTACGTCAGGGTCAAGACCTTGTTGCTGATCGCTAACACCAGTACGTTTAGCCTGTACGCCATCCATGTACTCAAGCAATGGGAAAGCCTGAGCCGTTACCGCAGGAACCTCGATAGGCGCAATCGCACCAACAGACTTCATGCGGATAACACCACCCGGAGTAGCGTTTAGAACGTCATCCAAATTCACCTGACCATCAACCACGCCAATACGAGCATTGTTCGTCAGATACAGGTTATCCAGCATTTGACGAGTCACGGTGGACTTGATTAGCTGGATGTCCATTGTCCGGTCTGCCAACGACTGACCAAAGAACTTATGCGGGATCGGAATTGGACACAGGCTGTGGAACGGAACTAAGTCACATTCCTCGTCATCTAGGATTTCGTTGCCAGAATAGGTAATCTTCCGCAGTTCAGCAATTCCGTCACCGTTAACGTCAATGCGGATATAGCACTCGTAGACCTCGACCACCTGCATCGTGTAGTCAAGGCTAATGTTCTCATCAGGCTGTTCACCCTGACTGAATCGAGCAATACGCTCTGTCGTGTACTGGAGATCATCATAGCTAGGCAAGCCATCAATAATGTCCTTGTCAAAGCCCATAGCCGCTAGTTCGCTACGAGTCATCAACTTACGATGAGCCACAAACGGGCTATCTTCAATCGTTCTAGCCGACTTGCTAATCAGGAATTCTTCAGGCGGTACGTTCTCAATCTTGACGCAACCGTATTTCTTGACCTTCTTGACCTTGACCGAATACAACGGAATCTGAATCGGCATCCCCATCGGATCAATGCCACCATCGATCAACTCGACATTCTGGCTGGTCACCTCAATGGCAGGATCAGATAGCAGCATGGCTAGCTCATCCTCGGTCAGATTCTTGTAGCTTTCCTTGTTAACATCTTCTTTGGCATCCCAATAGGCTTTGACCACGCCAACCTTTGCCATTAGCGCATCTTTGAACCAGTTATGCAGGATGATTAGCCCATCGTTCTCACGATAAAAGACCCAATTACAGTAGTCTGTGGCTTGTTTAGCTGACTGCTCGTCATCAGGAGTCTGAGGCTCGAAACTGACAATATCCTCGGTGGTGGTGAATACCCGGATAAGTTGAGGCAAAGCACCATCGATAGCCTCTGCTACCTCGCCAGTTACGATCTGGCTTCTGCCTTCTACCTCGTTGCCATACGGATAACGAAGATAGTATTCAAGAGCCTTAGCCCTCTGGTCGGTCGTTTCGGTGTCGATGTATCCAATCGAGTTATCAATCTCGTTATCTAGGATACTTTTGATTTCACCTTGATCCATCTTCATAGCAAACCCCTAAGATTTTGCCAATTATACAATCCATTTCGTCGAAATTGGCAATGCTGACTGCCATGATGAATCAGTCTCGTCAAGACCTATCGCTAGGTAACGGAAGGCATCAGAGTAGTGGCTAGACCAGTCATGCAAAGGCTTCTCATAGAATATCTGCCTACGCTCGTCATGTTCTCGACGGTAGTTCCGTAGCGCATCTAGTCCGTTCTTGACCTTTGGATTGAACCAGCATCTCGGCAACATACGTCGCACAGCCTGTATCCCGTCGGCAACGCTAAGTCTCGGAGCAACCCTGATGTTAAGTCCAGCTTCCTCCAGCACTTCCTTACGACTCTTGCCTGTTCCGAGTTCTCTAACCTGTACGTCATGGGGCAGGATTTGCTCATATTTCTCATAGCCGTTATCCCTCAGCCAGCCCACGTACCAGTCCAGACCTACGCCATGATTCTCGATGCAGTCAATAAGTCGGACTTCTTTCCCTGCCAGTTGAGCAATCCAAATCGCAGTCGAATCACCCATGCCCAAATCCCAAGCAGCATAGCTACGGCACAGACTATCGTTAGGAAAGTCGCTAATACGACCATTGCTCTCAAGATCGTTAATGAGCTTGCCATAGTAAGACCCCTCAACCGCTGCGTTAAAGGAACACTCGAACTCTTGGTTGTACCTGTCCTCGCCCATCTCTCGATAGGCTGCTTTCAGTTCCTCGTTAGGCAATACGCCTGTTTGACTAGCCTTGAACTCTAGGAACTTCCAGCCTTCCTCAGACTTGGCTCTATCCGCTAGTTCAGCGAAATGGTTATTGCCTTTAGGAGTGCCAATGAAGCAAGCCCACCCAAGACGGTCGGCAAGAGCAGGTCGGATGATTTCGTTCCAAATACGTGGGTTCTGATCGCCAACTTCGTCGATAACCACGCCATCAAAATACTGACCCCTAAGACTGTCAGGATTATCAGACCCATATAGACTAACCCTACGCCCATAAAAATCAGCACGTAACTCAGAGACATTGTAGGTAGCTCCTAGTGGTCTGGTGTACTTCTGAAGGTAATCCCACGCTACTCGCTTAGCTTGCCCGTAAGTAGGCGCAATGTAGGCAAATCTTGGGTCTGGCTTGTCGCACTCGATAGCGGACTTGATAAGGTGATTGATTGCGCTAACAGTCTTTCCCATACGACGATGGGCAACCACCACAGTAAAACGATGCTGCTCAATGGCATCATGTATCTCTAGCTGCTGCGCTCTAGGCAGGTAGTCGATAATTATCTCGGTCATGCGTATCGTCCACCACCAGCCATAAATTGACCTTTTCGACACCCTAAAATATGGGTTAAATGCCAAGAATTTTGCTGTCTAGTCGCCCATTCTAGGTTGTCAACACAGTTGTTTTGCTTGTTCCCATCTTTGTGATTCACCTCTAATGAGGTATCGCCATCAATAAAATGCTCTGCTACTAACCTGTGGATATAGTATTTCTTACCGTGCATCTTAAATGTTACAGCCAAGTAACCACATCCAACTTTGTTTGGCTTTAGTTCTCTGCCTTTGTATGGTCGGACTGTCATCATGCCCCACCTAGAAAGCATTGGCTTTACCCTGTCAATTGACCGGACTTTCCCTGTGTTACTTACCTCGTAATCAGGGTTTTGCTTCACAGTAACCCATATCTCTGTCATGCAGTCTTTTGATACCCGCAGCGTAGGCACTTGCTATTGACCAGAAATGCGCTGCACATAGGACAATTTGTAGGCTTGTAACTCATTACTTTCCACCCCACTTGATAACCATCTCTTGAGCTTCCCCATCCTTACCCGTTACCTCTGTCCTAGCCAGTTTAGGTATATGGTACTCAGATAGCTTGTTCATTAGGTCTAGTGCCTTATACGGGTCTTCTGCTGCGACCTCGTTTAGCCACTTGTCCATATTAGGCGCATTACGCTCTAGTAGATTAGCAATAGCCTCTCTAACGATCGCTGTGGACTTATTAGGCACTCCTTTAGGTCTGCCCGGCCCTGCTAGTCCTTCTCCGATTTTTGGCGTTTCTTTAACTTTATTTGTTTCCATTTGTGCATTATCCTCTGGATGTCATGCTTACTTCTTTGGTTTCTTTTCTTGCTTCTTTGGTAACTCTACTTGAGTTGATCCTAGTAGTCCTATTGGCACTCCTGCTGCCAGAATGTCTGTCGATCCCATCTTAGCCGGATCAAACTGAGCAAACTTAGATCGTATCTGCGACGGATTGAATACAACGCCTACATCAATCAGTTTTGCTGTTCCTGCTCCCGGATCATAAGTGTTTCTCATAATCAACGCATCATGCCCACCAGCTTTAGCCTGAGCCACAAGGTCTGCGTAAGTCTGATCCCTATATGCGCTACCTTTGAAGTCATACACCATCGGATTCTTGTATCGCAACGCTATAGGCAAGACATTTGCCCCACTCTGAACATCCAAAGCCAATCTTTCTGCTGTCAGCGACTTATATCTATCAATCGCATTTACTACGTCAGCCGCTTTATCCTTACCAAGTTTACTAATGTATTCTTTTTTAACAACATCTAATTGAGCAGGGTTGTTATACCAGCCGTACCCCATAAACTTCTTCAGTTCTGGACTGGCATTTTCTACTTTTGCCAACATTTCATCACGGGCATCGCCATGTTTAGCAACCAATGACTGCGCTTGGTTTATTCGTCCTATCTCTAAATCCTCAGCAATTTGTGTCTGCTTTTCATATTCAGACCAGTTTCTATTTTTCTCAGCAGCAGCAGCTTTACGCATTGCTTCTCGGTACTCCCTACTTCCACCAATCTGAGCATAACCAGAAGCCTGATCCGCACCGTGACCTTTCATTGAAACCGTATTCATGGCTTCAATTTCAGCATCTGACTTACCTAATCTTTTCAAGAAAGCAATAGTATCTGGATCGTTAGATTTGCGAGTCATTTCTTTCGGTGGAGCAATCGGGTCTCTGGCAAAGAAAAACCCTTGCTTTGCACTAGCAGCACCAGTAGCCTCACCAAGCAAATCTGTTTTGAATTCTTTAATATCTCCTGTTGTACCGTGATACCAGCCAGTATCGTAACCCTGCTCTAATCTCCTCTGTTCTGGAGTACCTAGCAAACCTGAAGCAACTTTAGGAGTCTTGATGCTGCTCTGGAACTGAGCCAGATCAAATAGCTTCTGATAGTACGGAGTCTGCGTTATATCCCCACCAGCTTGCTGCATAGCACGATACTGCTGCTCCTCTGCCTTAGTGGGCAAATATCGAGCCGTAGCTTGAGTCAGCCATTCCTGCGGATTGCTAGCAAGCAACCCAATACTAGACTTAGCAGCCTGTTTCTGCCTGTCAATCGCACCTAATGCGCTAGAAAGTAATCCGTCAGCCATAGATAGCCTCGTACATATCCGGTCTGTGAGCCTTAATCCACTCTCTCGGCTCCTCATGGCATTTCTGGTAGTCCATCCCTACTGTTTGACTTCCTGCATGATGAACATACGCCCTGCTTACGAAATGCCTGTAACCCGCTTTTTGCAGGTCATGGCAAATTATATTATCTGAATACCAATTAGTGCTAGGAAACTTTGCCGTATCCCAAGCCTCTCTCGTTATGGTGGCAAATATGGGTGCTATTACCTGAGTTTCCTTAATCTTTGCCTCACTAGCCCAGTAAACACCTTCCTGCCTATCATCATGCACAGGGAATCTAATGTTCTGGTCTGGCAACACATAGTCACTTCTTGCACCTAAGAAACCGATCTTCTGCCCGTTTTCCTCAAGAATCTGCTTATCCTCGCCCAATAACTCGATTGTTTGCGGATTCAGAACGACATCATCGTTAGCCACAATCAATGAATCGACTGCGACCCTTCCAAAAACGTCGCTGATGGCCTCATTATATGAGTCTCCAAAATTTCTACCAGTATTGGGTCTGACGATAACATTGGGCAAGATTCGTCGGAATCTCTCTCCTCTGGCAATGTCAACGCTATAAACGTAAATCGGGGTGGTAGGTGCATATACCTTGATGCTCTCCAGCAATACCGAGATACCCGGATTGCTTACATGACAAATGACTATGGCTTGCATAAAACGACTCTCATGCTATCTACAGCCCTCGGAGTCCTAATTACTTCATCGTCTGGTTGTCTAGTTATTAACTTCTGACCTAGTTCTGACAGGTCAAACGCCAATTCCTTGAGATTAAATCCTTTTTCCCAACCTAGATACCAAGCCCAATCGGTGTAGTACAACCAACTATTCTCGTTGAACGCTCGTACATGAGTCGGGTCTTGCCATGCCCCTAAACTCAGGTCATAAGGTACGCTGATATGGAACTCACCACCAGACTTCAATAAGTCATAGCAGTTTTTCATCGCAGAAACTAGGTCAGGAATATGCTCTAAGACATCGTTAGCAATGATCTTCTCGAACATCTCAGGCTGTATCGTCATCGATCCCCATCGGGTATCAATCTTAGCCCCGAAATGCACCTTAGAAATATCTCCCCACCAATCCGGGTTAGTCCTCTGCTGAATATCGGCATTGACGCAATCCTCTCGCCAATCCTTACCAGAACCTAAATTAAGCGTTACAGGCTGCAATTAGCTCCTCCACATTGTCTGAACACAGCAACGGAATTAAATCGCGTATACGCTCGTCTGGTAGCTCCCACCAAGGTTTCTTACGAAGCCTCTCTATCTGGCTCAACGTAAACCGGAGCTTGATAACCTTAGCCGGATTCCCACCGACTATTGCATAAGGAGGAACATCTTTCGTTACGACGGATTTCGCAGCAACAACAGCGCCATCGCCTATCGTTACCCCTGACATAATCGTGCAGCCCGATCCTAGCCAGACATCATTCCCGATAACAACATCGCCTTTAGTAGCTGGATGTCCTTGACCATGATGCGGAAATTCTTCTTCATAGATATGCCCGAAAGGGTAAGTCGTTATCCAGTCTACCCTGTGGTTTCCACCGATAAATATCTCGACGTTATCGCCAATCGAGCAAAATGACCCGATTAAAACGTCTGCACCCTCTCCCCAATCTCGGACTCGGATGTTCTCAAGACCATAGGTGTACCGCATTACTTATTCTTGTTTCTCGCGGATATTGCTTTAGCCTTGGCTTTGGCATCAGCCTTAGAACTAGCTCCCCATGCCTTTAGGCTTAGGAGTAACCGAGTAGGCTCACCGTTTTTATATTCTGCCCCCGGCATATTTCCCATACGGGCTAGGAAACTAGCGCGTCTAGGATTATCACCAGATTTGACTGGAGCCTTTAGGTCTGAACCCGGATTAGCAGCTTCGTAAGATTTGCGACCTTTTTCGTTAAGACCGCCCTTCTTGTTCTTACCCTCAGAACGCTGCCAAGCCTCAGTCTTTGCCATTTTTACCCTTCTTTTTGCCCATAGGGATTTTGATTTCAATCTCTATCTCATTAACACCGTTCTTTTTCTTCTCTTTCTCGTCCTCAAGATACTGCTTTAGCAATTCCTTGTCAGACATCTTCTTACCGTTCTTCATCATTTTTTCTTCCCCTTGGCAGTCTTAGCCGCTTCCTTAAAAGCCTTAGCCGTTGGCGCACCTTCTGATCCCGGCTTACGCATCTTTTCCTTGCTGCCAGCTTCTATACGCTTACGTTTAGCGTGAATATTGGCGTAGAGTCCGGGCTTCATTTCTTACCCTTCGAGGCTTTGCGCCCTTCTGACATTGCAATCGCAACCGCCTGATCCCGTGATTTAACTACTTTGCCGCCCTTGCCAGAGTGCAAAGTTCCCTCTTTGTACTCTTTCATCACAGAGCCAACCTTCTTCTGCATCTTCGACATCTTTTTCATAGGATCACCTGTAAATGTCCATTGTCAAAAAGCAAACCTATCGTCTTCCTATGCGCTTCTTCCCACATTTCCAGACGCTCTGCCTTACTTAGATTCTTCCCCTGATCGAGTTCCGCATGGCACATAAAACAAAGGCTAGCGATCCTGTAATCACTAGCCTTTATACCTTTTCCTTTACCATCTCGCAACTGATTTGAATGTGCTGCGACTACCGTTCCATCCTGCTTTCCGCAATGCTGGCAAGGGAAGTTTCTTAGTATCTCTAAGAGCTTTTTATTTCTAAAAACCATTCTTTCCCTTCAGTTGGGCTTCAGCAAGATATATCGCTGACAATTTGCTGGATGCAGACATTTCAATTTTCTGAATTTGCTCATCCGTCAGCCCTTGCCATTCGCGTTCTGGCTGCGCTAGCCGGGCGCGTAGGGCGCTCAAAACCCAATCAGGGTCACAAGCACCATCCACTTCCCAATCGCCAGCTTTAATCGCCGCTTCCATGACATCTAGCGCCATATGCATTAGTTCTCGGTCAGTCATGGCTTACCTTCTTAGCATCAATCCTTGCAGCCCTCTCTATGGTGTAGTCAGCCATATTATCCACCTCACCACACTCAGGACACTCAGTCAGATACTCCTCAGACAACGGACATCTTCCTTTAGGAATCTCATCCCAATAGTCTACAAACCCACAAGCACAGCATTGCGCCAAATCTGAATCATCTATCTCGTTCATATTTCCTCATATTCATAATAAGAGTCGTTAAAAAAATCTGATAATTTCCACAAATTTTGAAGACTTAATACACCCTGCTTAATTTGTTTGCCTTCATCATTAGTTAATGATGATGTGTAATTTGAAATTAAATTTCTTAACAAGAACAATTCTTTCTCGGAAAAATCATAATTTAGTTTCATATTTTCTCCTACTGAGTATTCCGGTCTAAACCACGATTAGAAGCCTCCTGCGACCTCCAGACATCAATGCGAGCCTGTGCTGCTACCAACATCCATCTAAGCCCTTCAGCCTTTTCTACAGCCTCTTTAAGCCCTTCTAGTACCGCTAAGTAATCTGGATGGCTATAAGCCTGATTCTCCCGATCCGCTACGGTATTCCCGATAGCTGATGAGAACAGCATAGCTTTCTTAGACTTCCTGAATTCTTCTAGGTAAGTCACCTCAGCTTTAGCTTGAGCATAGGCTTTAGCGTTCTTAATCATGTAGTTGATTGCTTCGTGAGGATCGATTGAGTTCATATTAGATGCGGAACTGGTTATCTTTTAGGAAAGCTACATCTTCAGGCATTGCCATGCAAATAGCCATCATGTGCTTATCAAGGTATTTCTGGAGTTTGTCGCGGTTAGCCTGAGTATGGGCGTTACGGAAGGTTTCAAGTAGCTTTTTCATCTCATCTCCTAGTTAGTTGATATTTGCTGGAAACCGGGGTTTCCCCCGGTCTTGGCTAGTTAAGCGGCTTGTTTTCTCAAATCCATTTTGCTGTTTAGTTCTGCTTGTTTGCTGGTTCTGCACTTCAAGCACTTGTGTTCTTCGCGTTCGGTTTTGAATTCTTCCCAATTTACCGACATTGGCGTTCTCAAGATATTTCTGCCGCAAGCCGTTTTGCTTGCAAATCCTGATCCGCTTTTGTTTAGGTGCATTTGGTATGACATATCTCATCTCCTAGTTGAGACACAGTTGTTGTGTCCATGTGTGAAATTCTATCGAGAAATATTTAATTGGTGTTAGACAATTATTTCTATTAAGAATCATTCCTCAATAGTTTCCGAACAAGCAACCCTTACAGCCTTAACCGCAGCCTGTGGATTAGAAACTACCGCTACCTGACCTCGCCAAGTTTGATGCCAGATAACCTGATCCGGTGTCAGCTTGGCTTTATCGTCTTTCTTTATTTCTAACAAAATGTTCTTGCCACGATAGCCCACCAGAATATCCGGACAGCCTTGACCGACTCCATGTAAGTGCTGGACATCCATGCCTACCCGCCGGAGTTCCTTGACAATCTGCGTCTGGTTTGTGTCCACCTTCTTAAAGACCATTGTTGCCTCTTTCCAGCAATAATTCGTCTAACAGCTTTTTACCAGTACCTCTCTCGCGGATAGCAAAAGCAGCGTCAAAACATCCGTTGCGCCATGTTTTGTTCATGTTTCCGCTTATGTTGCCCGTATCTTCAGCCACCTTCGCACACGCCTCGCGCTCCGCTTCTACTTCTACTTTAACCATCCTATCGACAACACTAAGGATAGAACTGCTCAACGCTTTGCGAATCAAAGAAAGCGTGTCGTTAATCATCTCATCGTAAACGCCCGGATCAGTTTTCTTAATGATCTCCAACGTCATCTTCGCCTCTTCCAGTGCCTCACTGTCCGCTATCACAGCCGAATATATGTAATCTATATTTGGCATTACTTCTGCTTTATCCTCATCCACTGTTCTTCTCCTTGTGATTATTGATCTGCGTTATACCCTGCGGCGCTGACGGGTACATTTGCTGCCGCTGATCAATCGTCATGTCGTAACCAAATCGCATAGCGTTGATCAACTGTGGCGTCATCGCGGTGAACTGCTTAGGGTTTGGCTCGTCTGGGCAGATCGTGATTGTGTAAGGTAACTTAGCCACTGTTCCTCCCATACAAATAACCCATAAAGAAACACCAGCAAGCTAAACCAATTACAAACAACACCATGCCTAACGGATAGTTACTCATTGTTCTCTCCTTGTTTCGGCCATTGCCCAATGAACTTGTGCATTTCCTCAAGCTCTTTATTCCACGGAATAAACGCGCGAACAGAATCGTTCATGCCCCATTCTTTATCGCAACGAGTACAACCCACCTTGCGTGATGTAGGGCTAAAAGACAAAAGCACTACATACCTATGGTTAAACAAAGCGCATAACAGCCGTTCAATCATTGTTCTCTCCTTGCGCGGATTTCCCTTGCACACCTTTTTGCATCTAACCACCCATAGTCATACATCAGTTCGCATACCTCAGCACACGCCTCGCGCTCCGCTGCTGCGACTAGGTTGGCAAAGCGTTCAAGCGTTTCCCATTTCACAGGCTCCTGATCCCACGGCTTAGATATTCCAGCTTCTCGCGCCATGCGGATAATGTCATCTCTATCCACGCCAATCCCCTTTCTTCCCTCGGTTTCCTAACGACCATTCTCTACGGCAGTCAGCCTCTAACTGGTCAGCAGCTTCATGCCCACGTTTCTGTCTAACAACACTCAGATACCGTAACGCTGAATCCCTGTCTGCTGCTCTCCACGCCAGTACAGCCCTGACTTCACATTGATGCCTGTATTCCTCAGTCTCTAAAACGTCCATTGTTGTCAAAGTCCATTGGTCTTGATCCTGCCGATTCCACAAACTGCTGGCTAGCTTGGTGATACCAAAGCTGATACCACTCCTGAGCCTCTCCGTTACGCTGCTTTTCGTTCATTAGAAACGTATCGCCCTGAGATTCATCTATCTGCTCACCACGATTTCGCTGGTTTTCCTTCTTTTTGTTGCGCCACACAAGAAAGACGTTATCCACCTGATCGCTAATGGAACCAGAGCCTTTTAGGTCGTTCTTATTCGGCGTAACCTCGTCTGAGGCTTGCTTGCGAATATGGTGGACTAGGTGAACATGGACGTTATGATCCCTAGCCAATGCCGTTAGCTCATCGATAAAGTTCTTCTGTCCGTTAAAGTCATCCTCGTTCTTGACGCATTTCATCAGAGAATCAATAAAAATATGCTGAACGCCTAGTTCCATAGCGCAATATCTGGACATAGCCACAACCTTGTCCGGGCTAGTCGTACCCTGCTGGTCGTATAAATATAAAGAGTCAGCCGTATACTTCTCTAATCTTCCTAGAAGTTTAGTGATGTAAGCCTCACGATCCGACGCTAACGGATCATCTACATACTCACCAGCAAACTGTCGCAGCATCCTCTCTAGCGTCTTAATCGGCTTCATCTCAAACGACGCTATCACCACTTTCTGCTTCTGTTTCACTAAATGCAGCGCGATTTGTCCGGTCAACAGCGACTTACCACCACCGTTAGAACCTGCATAAACCGTCACCTCTCCCGGTCTAAACGCAAAAGAATCGTGCGTCTTACTCCAAGGCAGTAGGATTTTTGTATCTCTAGACTCGTTTAGATAGCTTTCCTTAATTGCATCTAAAAAATCTCTAGCCTGTTTAACCTTTAGCGTTACGTCGTTTGAATGTAAGTATTTCTCTACATCAATCGAGTCAGACTTGATTATCCTCAACCGTCTCGCTTCGTCTAACTCCGCTGCTCTCTGCTCCAGACTCATCTTGTCTCCCTAGTTCGTAAAGCCTGTTAAGTGAAAAAACGCTACCAACCCAAAACCCCGGTACTACCTCGCTAAAGCCTAACTCAATTAACTTGGATTCAGTCATTACCCCTCGCTTCCATCATGGCATCAGCAATTTCGTAAGACCATGAAGCGTAGACACTTTTATAAATATTTTCGTTTGGGTTAGAACTAGAAATTATTGCTTGCATAATCTTTGCAGCAAAGTAATCCCGTAAATCCATGCCATCCTGAGTCGTTATGTGACCGTTATCCGCTAGTGTCGGAAATGCTTTCATCCTCATGTTTCCTCCTATAAATAACTTACCGCTTCGTTAATTCGCGTAAAAGCCGTTTTAAGCCGTTTTTTGTCACCGTCTGATACTTGCCTACCTTCTGCCATATCAAACGCCGCTATGGACGTAATAAGTGCCTCAAAATGGATTATTTTCATTAGGTCTGTGGCATAAAACGGTCGCTTGACAGGTTTATTGGTTTCGCTAGGCATAAAAGATTGATCTTTAGGAAACAGATCGGTCAAGTCCATGCCTACTGCGCTAACCACTTCGTAAGCCGAACAACCAGCAAAGCACTTCAGCAAGATGCGTCCGTCATCAGTTTCGGTAATCGCTAGGCTAGGACGCTTATCCTGATGCGCTGGACAACACGCTATCCAATGTCCTCGCTTGCCTTGGACTTTTTCGAGCTTGTTTAAGAATTCGCCGATCATAAAGCTCTCCTTCCAAAAGGAAAGCTCGTCGTACTGGCAACCTTGCCCTCATCTTCCCAACGTCTAGCGTTAAGCCATGACGCTGGATGAGGAATAAATTGTTCATCTTTAGCGGATAGATTCTGCTTGGAAATTGCTGAGATGATTGTTTTCGTTAGCTCATCATCTGGCTTCAACTTTAGCCAAGCCTTGAGTGCATTAGGTTTTGATACCTTACGAGGATAGTGTTTCCAAAAATCATCAAATCGATCAATATATTCTTTATTAACTTGGTTATTGGTTATTGGTTTATGGTTATTGGTTGGTTGAACGTCCGTTGAACGGATGTTGTTCCGACGTTCAGCAGATGCTTTACCTGCGTTACTAGCTTGCTGCCTTTTAGCTTGGAAATGCTTGATTTCCTTATCAACTCGCTGATGAAACCAACCTTCATCCGTTAGCGTAAAGAACTCCTCTAAGACCGCTTTGACCTCAATTTCGTACTCACGCATATTGATCTGTCGTGCAACGGACGTTATACCGACGTTTAACGGATGTTCTTGGAGGTAGTAGGCATCAAGAAGTCGGCGATATGCCAAATCTTCTAAGTTTGTTAAGTGCCTTGTATGACTTGCATAATCTCCAATGTTGAATTGGTAGTAGTGCATAGCTTTTTCCATAAAAAAAGCCCTAGGAGAGACTCTCACCGTTTCAGGTGTTGGCGGACTGGTGGGTACCAGCAGAGTCTCTTCTAAGGCTTACCCAAACACGCCGCCAAGCGTGTGCAAATCATATCTTAACGTTACGTAGCTGGCAAATCTTACATAGCTGGCTATCAACGAACTGAGCTAGTGATCTAGTCCGCTTACAAGCCGGACACAGCTTAGTGCCAAAGTTATAAGTCGTTTCCGTTCCACGTGAATCGGACTTTCGACGCAAGGGTTTTGAAGGGTCTATTTCCAATGGGTTGACCTCTAGGGCTAGTTTTAGGCAAAAATCTTTGTACTTCTTGTTTAGGTTGCTCTTTTGGTAAGTCTTTTTTCTTAACCATAATTGTGCCAGAGTTAGAGTGTTTCATAATAGAATGTTTCTATTGGGATATGGATTCCTATTAGAAATGTTTTTACACGCAAGTCTTGAATCGGTTTAGTATTTCGGAACTGCAACTAGGAGATTAAATTATGGATAAGCAGGGTTACGAGCAGTTCTTAATCGGTACGCTACAAGACGGGTTTCCGGGTCAACTGACCGCTTGTTTCAAAGATACATTAAAACAGTCACGCGAGGAACGGTTAGAGCAAGAACTTTGCATCCTCCTTGAGATTTGCGCTGTATTCCAGTCAGACCCTATCAAGCTGCAAGCAGCTACTCGTCGCAACATGGTAGGTATCGTTAATCGACTGGTCAAAGAATCTACACTTCCTGAATATGTCGAAACTCAGGAAGATATTGATAGAGATCGTGGTGACTGGCTCTATCAGGAAATGAAAGACAGAGAAGCGGAGGGAAGATGAACCCTAGCCGTACAGAAATCGATAACTGGCAACTCGCTGAAATTGTCTATGCTTTGCGTCTATTGATTGATAGAGTAGAACGCAGAACAGCATCGGATGAAGATAAACAAATTGTCTACATGGCTTATCGTGCGTTAGAGAATACTCCACACGTTATTAAGCAGATCGTAGACGAACTAGAGAGAGGCAACCAATGAAAAAGCTATTCAATCCAGACGATAAACTGGCAGACTTTATCGACCGTCATGCTGGTGCTGTGTTAGCTGGTATGCTGTTGCTAGCATTACTAATGGACAGCTTTGCATGAAAAAAACATTCCCTTGTATCTTAGACAAAGATTTTAAATATGTTCCGTCAGGCAAAACGAACATTCGCAAGACTTTCGACCGTATTCGCAAAGAGCAAAAGGAGGCTGCAACGATACAAACTACTACGCAAACACAATCTCACAATATCATTTTCAATAAGAAATTCGCTAAGGGATAAATAAATGGATAACAAACTAGATAACAGACAGCAGGAACAAGACGAACATCAGCAATGGATCGTTTACCAGAAGCTACAGACAGCTAGGGTCAAGCTACAGAATGTAGAACTCAAGAAGTCTGGACATAACAGCTTTGCAGGTTTCAAATACTTTGAACTAGGTGACTTCTTACCTACCGTAAACAGTATTTTCTTTGAGTTAAATCTTTGCTCAGTATTCAGCATTGAGAATAATGAAGCTGTAATGCGGGTTATTGACACAGAGTTTGGTGGAACAATATTCTTCCGTAGCCCTGTAGTTGATGCTGTATCTCGCGTTACGATTGACGCTGGCAAATCACCACCGATTCAAGCCTTGGGAAGTCAGCACACCTACCTACGTCGCTACCTATTTCTCAATGCCCTTGAGATAACCGAGCATGACGCAGTAGATGCAAGTATTGGTAAAGACGAACCTAAGTCTGCCAAGCCTATTACCAAGTCGGTATTCGATACGTTAGACGAACAATCTCAGAACGAGATTAAGAGCTATGCAGCCGACATCATCATGATGATCCACAAGGATAGGGTCGGAGAAGCAGTCGAGTACATCAATAGTCTGGAGCTAGATGCTGACTGGAAAACAGCACTCTGGAGCCAGTTAGATAGTAAACAGCGTAGTGCAATCAAGAAATTTGCTCAAGGATAATCATGGAATACGACAATACAAACAAAGGTACTTTAGGCAAGAACCATAACAAGAAATCAGATACGCATCCTGACTACTCAGGACAGATCAACATCGATGGAACTGATTACTGGCTATCAGGCTGGCTTAAAGAGTCTAAGAAAGACGGTAGCAAGTTCTTTTCTCTAGCGGTTAAGGCTAAAGATTCAAAGCCTAGTAAGGCTAAACAAAAGTCTGATTTCCAAGAAGATGATCTTGGGTCAGTACCTTTCTAAAGGAGGAACTATGAAATACCTATTTGCCCTGTGGTTAGTAGTTACAGCACCTCTTGTTTACGCTTCATGCACCTACCATACCTATTGTGATGGTGGTCGTTGTGTCACGTGTACAACGTGCTGTTACGGAGCCTCATGCAATACTAGCTGTTTTTAAGTTACGGGGGAAAGCTAATGCTAGTTTGCCGATTAACAAATCGTCAAGGATAGAGCTAGTGCTGCGAGTACCCCACCTTTTCCCGCCTAGCTGTGAGTGGCGGCAATAACTCCAGCAGCATACGCAATGACTCCTTTACGTGTTTGCTCCCTCGTTGTGAGTATGCTGACTGCCGGGAAAGACCGGCTTAACTAACCGAGGAAACCATGAAACTACTAGACTTTTTAAAGAAGCAATTTGACATTAAAAATGACCGACAACTGGCCCTGACTATGGGTGTTCGTGCGCCAGCTATCAGCAAGATTCGTAACGGACACACTACGATTACTGCTGATTTCATCCTTAAAGTGCATGAGACTTTCGATATTCCTATCAAAGAGATTAAGGCAATGATATGAGTTACGAACAGACTGAACTACTGGTAGTCCGTTGGGGGGAAGCC